GAGGGTGAATTTATAGTGCAAGCAGTTGAAGCATCAACTTCTACGTTTGGTGCATTTATTGTAACCTTTGTGGGGCTAAGAATGGTGATTCCTGAACTATTAAATTGAATGTATTGAGTAGGAGCTTGCCCTATCATAGTCATTAAATAGACCATATCGGACATATCAAATTTTCTATTAGAGCCGGGTGCTGATATTTTTGAAGTATTTTTAACTGTAGAAATATCTCGATCACAAACAAGAGCAATGCCAATATCACCAACTACAGGATCAAGAATAATGCCATTCGCACCACCTTGAATTCGCATATAAGGGACATTGTGAATAATTCCATGCTCCCAAGCCACTCCTGAAGCATCTACTGAACTTACCAATGGCTGTACATCAACATACCCAATAGGAGAAAGACCGCCATTAGTCGTTACTGCCATTACAGAAACAGGCATGGAAGTTCTCATTCCTGTCATTGCGGCTTTAATAATGAGCTGGATTCTAGCTACTTCAGCACCAAAGGCTGAAGGGGTTATTCCACTATTTGCGCTAGTTGTTTGGGACATTAAATGTTCCTGTTGGAGCTAATTGAGCTGTGGTAAACCAAGGACCATCTGCTGTCAAAGTGCTTAATTCATGACTTGATCCCAAAATAGGGAATTTGCCATTTGCTTTAGGAATAATAGAGGTAAGGTTTATTGTGCATCCAATAGATATATCAGGGTTATACATTGACTTAACGATAAGACCTGATTGATAGTAACTTGGATANCCCACTAATCCTGATTCTTGATTTAAAGCAATAACAGTATCATTTTTTGTTCCATTGTTTGCCCATATAGAAACAGTATTATCTTCAATNGAAAATGGAATGCTTGNGGCACTACAAACTCGTTTTATTTGATCGAATATTGACCCATAAGCGTATTGGTTTTGAACAATAGCATGAGCACCATTATTNCTAAAGCCCATTCCAATGGATTCAGTTAAAGACCTAACTATATCTTCAACATTTTGAGANCCTTTCCAGCTATTAGCCGCAGAAGGNGAAGCCTTTTGGAATATGCCTGATTGTGCNGAGCAAACAAAAGCAACATCAGGAACAGCAGAAAAATCAATGTAGCTGGAAAATATGCCACCAAANAATATTTGACCGATTGTTCCACCAACATCACCAGCCAAAACAGTTATGTCAATATTTTCATTAATAATGAGATTTGCGCCACCTGATGAAAATTGATTCATTTCATTCAATGTCATGCCATAAACACGTAATTGAAGCGTTGCAAAGGCATTAGCACCACCGGGGTTACTAATAAGAGCAGTACATTTCAATCCTTCAAGAGGCAAAAGAACTTCACCATTCTTGGAAAATTGAAGATTGATTTGTCTTAAAACAAAGCTCATGATTGATAAATTAGCAAATATTGAGATCCAAGACCAGTATAGTAAGGATCAGAAGTTCCTTGCATATCTGTAAAAGCGAGCTGTCCAACAAACCCCAAATAAGACTCTCGAATTAATCCCACTAAATTTAAGCAAATCATAGATTGAACAATAGGGCTTCCATTTATAAATAAATCAAAAAAAAGACCTGTGCTTTTTTGATTCAAATTAATTGTGCAGTTTTGAGTTCCAAGTTGAATCATAAAAGTCTGCGATGGAACAGCCGAAATGGGAATATATTGAATAGTCATTTTATTCCAAAACCACTAATTGATGATGTGTTAATAGATCCAAAAGAACCAGTTGGAGTTATAGCGGAAAGCTGACCAAAACTCTTTGTTGCTGTTCCTGAAGGAGCGGCTGTCGGAGTTGTAGGAGAAGGAATTGAGATTACTTCTTGAAAGGTAAGTTGGAAAATCAATAATGTTGCACCGCTTCTAGCTTCCCTGCGTTGATCTGTATGAATTAAACAAACCGCAGGGCTAGTAGATTCAGGAGTAACAATCTTGACTGTAACGGGAGATTGGTTAGAGTTTCTTCCTGTTTCCAATTTTTGAATGGCAGTTAGAAAATTAATCTTGGAAGTCGTTTTATTACCATTGCAAGAGACTGTCAATCTATAGGTTCTTGGAAGCCTTACTTTGTTGTAACTGGCAAAAGAACCCTGCTCTAAAGGATAAGTAGGAATTTTTGCTTCTGAAATTCGTTCATAAGAAACAAAGTTATCAGGAATCAATATAGCTGATCCAGTAGTAGCATCAAGAATAGCCCATTTAGTGCCAAACAAGCTATCAGGAAGCAGTTGAGCAACGATATTTAAAGCCGCACCTACATAGCCAGCAGAATTACGATTAATCGCAGGAACGCCCGGCAATGGCGGTATGTTTGGATAGGGTATTAATGACATTAGAAATTCCCCACTATGCCAGCATTAATAAGTGTATTTTGCTGTAAGGCTTTACCCATGTCCCTACTAATTCCATTGGCATCTGTAGCTTGCGTATTGACCACAATGCTTTGAATGTTAGTATTGACTTCATTTTTATTGCCACCTGACACTATTGGAGCTGTATTTTGAGCACCAATCATATTGGCTGATTCTCTGTAAGAAGAATTATGTGTAGTTTGGTTATTATTATTTTCAGTTTGATTTGTATTATGTGTAGTTTGGTTATTTTGAACCAATGGAGAAGTTTCTTTGTATGCTTGTATAGCGTACATTCTTCTTTTTGCATCTGAAGTGTCACCAGCAATTTCATATTTTTGACTTACAATATCAGATGAAGATTCAGTAGTTTTCATCTGTTTAAGAGTATTACCAACGGCTATTTTTTTGCCTTTTTGTAGCTCAAAATTGACAAAAGCGGCTTGAAGCATTAAGTCATTGGCTCTTGGATCAGTAATATCAAATCCAGCCCAAGTTTTAAAGTCAGTTTGTCTTTCGGGATCCCATTGAGCTATTCCTAAATGAGTCTTGCCAAATTTATCAACATTTTTAGCGGTTGGATTTAATGAGCTTTCTTGTTGAAGATTGCCTACAATTCCAGCAGATTGTTCTTTAGTCCATCCAACAGATTGAAAATAATCCATCAATTTCTTGGTATTTTCTTTGTTTGTTCCGCTAACTTTTCCTGAAGGAGCTTCTGTTTTTGTTTTCTTTTCTTCTTGCTCTTTACGAATAGCGTCATATTTATCCCAAGCCTCTTTGTCTTCAGGACTGGAAGGCTTTAATAGAAAATCAACAATTTTTCCATAAACTGTTTGTTTAATGCTTTCTAGGGTATTTTTTACCTTTACCCATTGATCGTTCAATAGTTCTGCTTTTTTGGCATTAGCGTCCATTGCCGCAGTTAGCTTAGAAAATTCTTCTTCATGGGTATGAAGATAAGCTGAACCCTTTTCCAATAAAACTAAGGATTCAGAATTAATGCCGATTGCTTGCGTAAATTGAAGATATTGACCTGAAGTAACTTTGCCCTTTAAATCTGCAAGGGCATCTGACAGTTTGTAAATGTCATAAGTACCTTTTGAAAGGTCAAACCCTAAATCTTTTCCAGTTGCTTGTTGAATATAGGCAATGTTTTTAAGGAAATCTTGACCACCACCCATTTTGACTTGAGCAAGATTAACTTGAAAATTCTTAAAAGTATCAGTTATAGAGCTTAAATCTCCACCAACCAATTCAGCCATTTGTCCCCAAGTCTTTAATTCTGAAGTGGACATAGCCAATAAATTGCTGGTATTTCCAATAGCAATATTGGTTTTAGTCGTATCTGCCAAGAAGTTTTTAATGGCATTAAAACTCAAAACAGAGCCAAAAGCGATTAAAGCATCTTTGGCAAAATTAAATCCATCACCAATATCATTAGCACTTTTTTGAACGGCTTTGCCTGTTTTTTGGGCTTGCTCATCCATCTTCCGTAGTTGTTCTACGGATTTCTTTTGATTTTGGTCAAACTTAGAGGTATCAAGCCCTAATTCTATGAGGAGGCTGTCGATCACAGTAGCCATTATTTTTTACTCGCTAAATAGGTGTTATGCCGATCAACAGCATAGATTTCAAGGAGCTTCCATAAATCTTCAACACCATAGACAGTATCAAGTTCATGGAGGGTAGCCAATCTAGCTGATATTACTGTGGAGAGCGTTTGCGGAGTGGCTTGATACTCAATGAATTTAACTGTGCTACTGCTTGCGCTTCTGATTCCGAAGTCGATTCGCTTTCGCCTAAAAAAAAATCCATGTGTAAACTCCAAATGGCTTTTCTTAGGGTTAAGCGAGTTTTGACTTCTTCAATATCATCTTCAATTAAAGGTCGTTTAATAGTAGGTGAAGGGCTGAACTGAACACAAGTCATCATTTCATCTAAAAGAGGCTTGGCAGATTCATAGGGAATCTTTAACAAATTCATGTATCCGACTTCCATCAGACCTGACATACCTTGAGAAGCTAGATTTTCAGGAATCTCGATGCCAGCATTGCCGACAGCGAGAATTACCTTAATAGCCCATGCCTCGGCTTGAGAAGCCGACATTTCAGTAATAAGGAATTGTTTTCCCTTATCTCTACCAGCTTCCGCTATAAATGTCGTTTCTTTTCTTGCCATTTTTAGATTTGACCACCAATGATTTGTTGCCAAGTAATCTCATAAACAAGAGGCTGTAAAGTCTTTTTAACAGCAGGAAACGGAGTCGCCATTGTTAAGAAGCCATTTTCTAAAGTATATACCATGCTAGTGCCGGGCAATGTAATAGAACCACTCAATGCGTAAACATCAACAGCCGCATTTTGAGCATTACGCAAAGTGTCAAATAAGAATACTGAAGGGCTATCTGCTTGTAAATGGATAGTCATTTTGTAAGGTACGAATACCTTACCAGCAGACAAAACACCATCTACACCCATCAAGATTTCTGCTTGTTGGACTGCTTCACCTTCAAAGGCATCATCTACTGCGAACCCTTGAATTGA